ATTAATTCTGCCTTTAGCATCAATAGTACATGTAACAACAGCTTGTGTTATTGTTTCACCAGTCCGTTCTACACCATTAATCACAATTGTAGGAGCACTTGTATAACCAAAACCAGTATCTGCTATTTCAACACCAGTTACTGTACCAGCATTTACGCCAGACTGTGGTACAACCAATGATAATCTTCCAGATCTATGAATATCTACATATGTAAATGGTAAATACTGTGAAGCAAACATTTCAACAAGTAACGCAATATCTTCAATACCTATAACACCAGGCTGTAAGTCTGGCATGGAAGATAATGTAAATCTATTTGTTCTTCCATAACCAAAATAGCTTTCACCTGTTAATTGATTATGTTTAGGACCACCAACATATCTTAATTCTCTTAGGAGTTTTTGATCATCTCCTAGCTCATCACGAGTAGCAAATAACTGAATTAAAATTTCAGCAAAGTATTTAAAACCTGCTGGGTGAACTAATCGATTATAGAAGAAATCCCACGATGATAAATTTTGACCAGTACGTATGAGATACGAGAATTTTTGATATCTTAAACTATCTTGAATTTTAATTGTATCAGACAAGAAACCTTTCTTATCTAAATAGATACCACCCTTTGGAAGAGCTGGATTTACTTCCCAATTACCTGATGATGGAATAAGAGTTTCATCCCATGGATATTCGACTTCAACTTCATCATCAAATAAAAGTCTAAAGAAAACTTCAATAGAATCTGATGAACCACGAATTTTATAATACTCTGTAATTGCTTTATAAAGATTTCTTTTATTAACTTGAATCGAACGAGGAATAACAGCAGCAATTTCTTTTTGTATAAGTTCTAGGTATTGAGATGATGTCCTATCAATATCCATAGACTCTTCAATCGTATTAAGAGCATATGAAGCGCCTGGGCCAGCCCAGTATTTAATTGGTGTTACAAGAGAAGCTTTTTGTGTATTATAAGAATCTAATCCTGTGACAGTGAATGTCTTACCAATAGCAGACCTCGTCGTAGCAAGAGACCCTGGAAGATTATTACCGTTTGTAATAAAAACATTGTTTTCATCCATTGCAAATGTAACAATAAATCCAGCACTATCAGTTAATGTAAGTACCGAGTTTGCTCCATCATCATCAGTAAAGAAATGATCGTTTTCATTCTTAGGATCATTAACTCTAAATACTGCTTTACCATCTAATACTATATCAGTGTATGTCTCTGTCTCTTGATATATAAACTCTTCTAAGTTCATATACGTATAATAAGCTTCTAATAATAGTTGTATACCACCAGAATTTTCTAGTATCTCAGATGGTATTAACTCTTCAGTTCTTAAGTTTTCTTTTGTTACCGCTTTGGAAGAAGCTCTAGATTCAATATACCCAGGTGAAGATATATCCGAAGAAAAATGAACATTATTAGGGTTATGAGTTCCAGCCATCTTATCTGAGCCTTGAAGTAGTTGTATAGTTAATCGTACCCGAAGAACCTGATACAGAAATTGTATCGACACTTGGAGTGATTTGTACTCTTAATGGATCAATAGCAATTAACTGATCTCTCTTTGGTGCTAAATCTAATGAATCCGGAGTAACTGTAACTCTAATTGTATTATTAGAATCATCATCAGGAACAAAGTTGTTTAAAATAATTGATCCAGCTGTCACATCAATAAGTCCAGCATCATTAATAACAGTTACATTCTCAGAGTTAATAACTTTGTAAACAATAACCTGTCTGTCTGTAGATCCACTAATAGGAATATCACCAAAGTATACTTCTTCACCACCATATTTCCACATTGTTGAAGAAATAATAAAGTTAGCAGAAGATCCTGACTTAAAGAATGGTGCTGTAAACTGCAAGTTAAAATTGTTATCCTGGCCAGAGGCAAGTTTATTGGGAGTAATATTCATAAACATATATGGTCTTACATTACTATTTTGAATAGACGGATCAGCATTATCAATCGCTTTAAGTAATTGAGAATGTCTAAATACACCATCAAACTTATTAAGTTCATTAAAGTTATAATCAGATATAGTATCTCTCACAACAGCAGTTAATTCAACAGATGATCGATCTGTTAAGTTTGGATTATATTTAAATGCCACGTCTAATTCTAGATATGTAAAATTAGGATCAACAATAACTGGAGTAATAGATACAACACTCTTACCTTTAAGAATTGTATTGGTAATTTCGGTTTTTTCGTTTTGAGTTAATATCTCGTTAACAAGTGGTTTAATTGAAATATAAACAGCACCATAATCTGGTGGATTATTATCTTCGCCACCCCATGTAGAGATAGAATTAATATTAGTAAATTCTTTTTGAATAATTGCTCTATAATCATCAGAAGTTACAGCTCTATTCTGAGATGTAAATGTTAAAGGCGCGTTAAATCTTATAGATTCGTTTGTTTCTTTTGGTGTGCCGCCTTGAGCTTTAGATAATGTATTAACTGTAATATTTGCATATCCACTAATGTTATCTACCATTGTAAATACATTAGCACCATTTGAATCTTCACCATTTGTAAAGACATAGTCAAGAGTTACAATATTATTATTAAGCGGTTTCTTACCTGTAACACCATCGCCGAAATATACCTCAAAGTATTCATTCGAATTTTCTTGGAGATAAAAAACTCTACTTGATGAATTAACATTAAGTAAAGATTCAAACTGCGTATAGTTATCATAAGATGTAGATTGCTCATTAGCTTGAATAAGAACTCTTAATGTTGAAGTATCGGCGTCGTCATCAGATATTTGATACTTTTGATTTTCAATATCATTATCAACTCTATATAAAAGCTTCTTACGAGTTCCTTCTACAACTATTACATTATCAAATGTAAATGTATTACCATCGTCTGAAATAACAGCAGACTGCTCTTGAAGTACAACATATCTATAATTTCTACCATCAACTTGAGTGGTTAGCTTAGACCCACGAGGAAGAGTTAGCGTAGATGGAATAACACCAGACTCAGCAGAGACGTCTACTGTAATTGTAATAGTAGCTCGAGGTGCTAGAACTGAACGAGGTATATAACCTAAGAGCTTAGCACGAGTAACAATGTTACCACGTATCTGAGCTGAATCTAAAAACGCTTCGTTTAAAGCAAAGTGCGCGGTCATAGCATTATAATGTGTATTATAAGCTAATACATCTAAGAGTGAAGACAAACCCGATCCTTCAAAATCATGACTATTAAAAGCTGTTTGAGTCTTTAAATAGTTCTTAAGATTCTTTTTAATCTGATCGAAATCAAGTTCGGTTACATTTAAATTAGTTGCCATATCTTATTACCTTAAACGTTTTAGTACGATTTCTACTGTTTCTTGAGAATCGTATTCTTTGATTCTAAATTTAACAAGAATCCTATATGAATTATTATCTACTTCATCAACAATATTAATGAATATAAGTTCTACTCGTTGTTCACCATCAGTTATAGCTCTTGCTATATTTTCTTTTAAAGCTTGTTTTGTAATTTCATCAGCCGGTTCAAAGAGAAGAGCTCTCATATTAGCTCCAAGACCAAGAGCAAATGGTTTTTCATAAAAATTAGTTAAGAGTAAATTACGTACAGCATATTTAATAGCTCTATCATCCTTTAATGGTATAATATCATTACGTATTGGATGAAGAGTTAAGTTAAGATCAAGATCAGTCCAGGGCTTTAGTCGCGACGCAGACTGTACTCGCTTAAGATCGCCAATAATACCGCTTGGTTCAAGTATCTGACTGGATTTATCTG